ACGATCAGATACACCACAAATCCGATAAGCGCCAGAACGAGGATCGTTGTCAGAATTCCTACTGGGTCCATGTCAGTACTCCTTAGCAGGTAGATAATCGGTAACGCTCATTTGCCGTTCCTTTTCGTCTCCGTCAGTATCATGTTGAGCAATGTAATTTCCCGCTCCTCATGGTTCTGCAGGCTCTTGTCGAAGCGATCGCCCAGCTCCCGCAAGTCGTCGCGCGTCTGTTCCTGCACGCGATTCAGATGCTTGCCCATTTCTTCAAACCGATGGTCGTCGTCTCTGAGATGGCCGTCAACGAGCAGCTTGACCTCGCTCTTCGATGCGGCATTGCCGAGCGCCTGGTAGACCGCCTCCTGGCTTTCCTTAATGTCCCTGGCGTTAGAAGCAATCATCGCCCACAGCCACGCAAACGCGCCCGCGATGACAGCGGCGCACCCGCCCATTATCCGCCAGAGCGCGTCCCAGCTGACTCCGTTGTTTTCAGGTGCAGCCATCATACTACGACGGTCCGTCATTCCCGCCTGGCGGCCACTGGCCCGAAAGAATCATCGCGGCGACGCGGCCCGCACGCGCCGGCGCCTGCTCCTTCGCCCATACCGAGTCGAGTATCGCGGCGCTCGCCGCCGCCCAATCGGCCGCCTGCAAGCCCGCTATCATGCCCGTGAAAGCCTCAACACCTTCGACGCCGATCGTGTACGCCATCGAGATAATCGCCCATCGCCGTGTCGGGTCGAGCGCCCGGAACCAGGCGCGGAGCATCATCCGCGCGACCAGCGCTTGCACCCGATTCGCCAGCATCGTGTCGCTTTCCTTCTGGAGGATCGGAACGTCCAGCCGTATCCCGGCTCCGATCGTGGGATGCCCAATCACGTGCGTCCCCGGCTTAATCGGCTCGCGCGTCGCATCGTCGTAGACCATGAGCCGTTCGCCCTCTTCTGACCACAGCAGCGAGTAGATGTTTTCAGGTGCAGCCATCAGGATCCGCTCGGTTCGCAGCCGTACATCCCTGCGTTGCGCTTGCCGAGGCTGATGCCGCCGCTGCAAGCACCCGCCGATGCCGTCGCCGTAGGCGTTGCGCTGATGGTCGGGGTTGCGGTCGCCGTTGCTGTCGCAGTAGTAGTAGCCGTCGCCGTTGCGGTCGCTGTGGGTGTTGCGGTTGCCGTAGCCGTAGCCGTCGCCGTCGCCGTCGCCGTCGCCGTGGGTGTTGCCGTGGCCGTGGCCAATATGAATGGTCCCGCGACCCCGGCGTAATTAGTCTCGCCAGAGGCAGTCCACCCTGCCACAACGCCGGCGGTGGCCGCTGGTGTTGCAACCGCACCATAGGCGGTGTCGTCGGAGGGGTTGGACAACTCGGTAAACCCACCGGTGGGCCCTGAGCTAAGCGCCGAAGCTACAAACCCTGCAACCGCCAAGATTGCATCGTGTGTGGTCGATAGCGTCCCCGTCGTGCCGCTACTAACGGCGGTTGTGTTGGAAGCCGATGCTGTCCCGCAGGCCGAGCTCGAATCTATGGCGGCCGGCCCGAGATCGACTACATAAACATTCTGCGTACATATAACTAGACCGCCAGTGAAATTGACCACGACAGACGGGCTGGTGGTGGTGATGTTGAGAACGTACCCGATTGCAGCATTCTGACCGGCTGCCGCGCCTTGGCTCTTAGAGCAATAGTTAGCTGTAGGGCTGTCTCCACCCTCGCTGATGGAGCTCACGGTCTGTTTGGACGTTGTTGAGGTTACCGTGCCCGTCCCTATGAAAAGAGCGTCGCCAAGCTGGATTGTGCCGCCGCTGAAAGACGAGCAGGTCACACTCGTAGTGCCGCAAGTGGATCCCGAGTTTACGCACTGAATCACGGCTAGGGCATCGGCGCTTACCACGCACAGCATCAGCACGGCGATGAATAGAGTTGCTGCTGTTGCTGCTAAGTTCTTCATGGCGTCGATAAGGTCATGCCGGTCGCGTTGGTGCCGGTGGTTGTCACGCAAATTGTCATCGTGGCGGCGGCGCATACGCAACCACTCGACGAGTCGTACAGCGCGATCTTTGAAGTTGCTGCACAGCAAGGGGTGCAACTAATTGAGCAGCCGCCGCTCGCGCAACAGTTGTACGTCACCGATGACGGCCCTGAAAGAACAGCTATCTCGCCATCGACAAGCGTCGGCGGAACGCCAGCGCCCTGCTGAATCAATGCGGTGGTCGGTGCAGCAGCGCTAAAAGGAACATAGGTTGGTGTTGCCGTTGGAGTCGCCGTGGCCGTGTAGGTTGCAGTCGCGGTTGCGGTTGGCGTCGCCGCCCGCGCCGTGCCCGCGAGCATCAGCACCACGGCGATGAGTAAAGTTGATACTAAGTTCTGCTTCATGGCGTCCCTATCGCACATGGTGTAGGCACCTGCACGCCGCACTTCCACCACTCGCAGGACGGCAGGAACGACCCGCACCACATCTCCGTAGGAGTCGGACTCGCAGTCGGCGTTCCGCAGCCTTTGCAGCTTGGGGTCGGTGGCATAGGCGGCGGACGCCACGGCGTCGCGGTCGGCATCGGAATCGCTATCTGCGCCCGCGCCGTGCCCGCGAGCATCAGCACCACGGCGATGAGTAGAGCTAGTTTCCGCATACCCAACGCCCTTGCCACTCAGTGGTCACAGAATCCTCACCGTTACCCTACCCGCAGGCGTTGGTGACGCTGTTGGTGTCGCGCTAACTGTGGCAGTTGGGGTAGCCGTCGCAACGCCGGTAGCGGTAGCGGTAGCAGTCGCCGTCGCAACGCCGGTAGCGGTAGCAGTCGCCGTAGCCGTTGCTGTCGAGGTTGCCGTGGCTGTTGACGTTGCAGTGGCTGTTGACGTTGCAGTGGCAGTCGGCGTCGCAGTCGCCGTGGGACTCGCAGGTGCGAGCGCAAGCGTATAAACATCCCAAAAGATGCTGTTCGTAAGGCTGCCCGTAAAGTTGCCCGTCGGCCCAGGCGAGACCGGCCCCTCATCTCCCCAGGTAATTCCGAGCGCCCCTGCCGGCGGAATTCCCGCCACCGATGAAACCCCGTATTCCAAATTCAAGGGGCTTGGGATCGTGAGAGTGGACGATACCTCGTTACCGCCGGCATCGGTGGACGAGAACCCCCACAACGTCGCAATCCAGTCGTTCGGAATAGTGGTCGTGACACCGCCAGCAACCGGCACTGTGCCGTCGCCCGCCTTGGCGGTATTCGTGTCCAGAAGACTCGCGCATGGTTGCGTACCCGAATAAGTAATGATACCGCCCGAAGCAAAAAGGTAGCCCCAATAACTCCCGTTGAACTGGAAGGTATAGCTTGCGGGTTCGCTGGCCCCTGCATTCAGGCAATAGAGCGCCAGAAAAGCGCTGCTGCCAATCTCGGATACCAGGGGAGTCCATCCAGCCGGAGGTGTCAGGTACGGCGATGTGGAGCTGTCACCGAAATACAGGCCGATCAATTCGACATCTCCGCTCGTCGTGCCCGTAGGCTTATTCAGCGTCAGACTTAGAATGTCGGGGCACTCCACTGCCGTACATCCATGCCCGCCGGTGAACCCGTTGGTAACAGTCGAAGCCGCCGACGGCACACCCACGACTGCGATTTGCGCCTCTCCCGACGTTGCATACAACAAGCACATCAAAACTCCTGTGAATGTCAGCCTCCAGTTCACGGATAATCCGTCGTCGTGGCGTAAACCGTGACGACAACGCCTTCCAAGATCGCGTCTGCACTCGCTGGCCCGACTACGCAAACCGTGTCTCTGGCCGCTATCGGAATCGCAGCTTGAAGCGAAGGCGTGCAAAGTTTCGAGCCGCCCGTAAAAGTGAACGTGGCAACCGTGGACGGCAGTCCGCCGTATGGGGTATCAGTCACAGTGAAGACTGCCGAACCGAACGCCGTGGTAGTTGCAGAGCATCCCGACCGCGCGAGATTGAGAGGTATCGTCGCCGCATTCGGCACGAACGCGCAATCAGATTCGCTATTCACAAGTGGCAACGGCCCCGCGAAATAGAACGCCAGCGGATAGGGCAACGCGAACGGGCATGACACCCATTGCGCGGTAGTCGGGCTAATCGACTCGATGCACTCGCCGGCTCCCGATGGCGGTCCGCCTACAACGTTTGCTCCGATGCCGCTGTTATTCGGACATCCATTCGTGCAGGCTGCGTGAAGAGATGGCGCAAGCAGGAGCATCAGCAGCGGTAGAATTTTAATAATCTTCATTGATACTCCTACCAGGTGATCAGCACTTCGCCCGGAGCCCCCGCGATCCCATCGACGGTTGCGGCCGTACCAGCGGCACCCGCGGCGCCAATCGTCACGGTGAATACCGCATTCGGCGAGGTCTGCGTCTGGCCCTCGGCATAAGCACCGCCGCCGCCCCCGCCGCCGCCTTCTGCACCGACCCCTGTAGGCGTGGCGCCCGCGCCGCCGGCACCTGGCGTTCCCGCGTTGCTGCTCTCGGTGCCCAGTGCTCCACGCGGGGAGCCGCCACCTGCGACAAATCCGCTAACGCTGACATACTTGGCGCCAGTTTGTCCGTTCTGGCCGGAAATCGTCAACGTGCCTGTGGCTGGTATCCCGCCGACGCCGCCCGCGCCAGCATTGCCTGACGTTACCGACTGTCCGCCTTGCCCCCCGCCAGCGCTGCATATCACGCCGCTGCCGCTTCCAAACGATGTCGTGGTTCCAGCCGTGCCGGAAACAGGGCCAGCGCCGTATCCTCCTCCTCCGCCTCCTCCACCCCAACACTCAGCCGTGATGGAAAAGACGTTTGCAGGCACGGTGAAGGCCTGGCTTACGGTGACGAGCTGCTGCCCATGCGTGATTAGTTGCGTGATGCTCGTTCCCGATTGCCAGGTGCCGGAGTTTGGTCCCGTGGCGATGGGAAGGTAGCCCTTGGCGGGAATCCCGTTGACGGTTACATTGTCGAAGCCCGGCACGTCTGACGCGAGAATCGGTTGCCACGCTGGAGCGCTCGCGCCCACAGGCGTCGCTTGACCGTTCGGCGCGCTGTAGAGATAAGCGTCAGCCGAGGTCGTATTCGTCGCCGGTGTCGTGTACGGACTGCAAGTAACGGGTGATGTGTTCTGACAATTACTCGTATCGTTGAATGTCGGCCCCGGCTGTGGCGTCAGTGACACCACATGCGCCGTGTCCGGCGAGAGCACGTCCCAAGTGACGCATCCCAGTTCGCCGGGAAAGGTCACGATATTATAGTTGCTTCCTGAAAGCGTCGCGTTGCCGGTGCCCGTCGATCCGGCCCCTGATGGCACCGTCGAGCCACCGTGCGAGTCGTGACAGACGAGATAGTAGGTGTAGGTGGTCGAGCCGGTCGTTCCGCCTTGCGTGATGACCGGAGCAGTCGGGGCGGAGAGTTGCCCTGTGAAACCGTTGAGAGCCGCATCGACGAATGGGCTGGCGGCGTAGGGAATCTGCCCCGTTGCCGTGAGCAGCGCCCAATTTCCAACCCACAGACTCGCATCAATCGCTCCAGTCGTATTGGCCGTCGAGCAAGGAAAACTCGCGCCGTTGATCGTCTGCGTACAGGCTGTCGTCGCCTGCCCCGTGTCGTTCAGGCACCCGCTCGGAGCCGCGATGGTTCCCAAAGTCGTTGAGGTGTTGGTCTTGAGCACCGTCCACGACACGCATCCCGCCTCGTTTGCCGCGCAAATCTGATTATAATTCGATCCGCTCAGAACGGCGTTCCCATCAGTCACAGGGACGAATGGAGATGCCGTCGTCTGCCCGGTAGTGCTATCATTACACATCAGCGCGTAAGTGTAGGTAGTCGAGCCTTCCGTACCTTGGACCGTCACGGTCGGACTCTCTGCGATGATCGGCAATACGTCCACTTGGCCCGTGTCGGTAATGCCGGATGCGACGCTCAAGGAACTGAAGCTGTTGCCGCCGTTGGGAGACTGGAGCAACACGCCGACAACCGTAGTGTTGGACACTGCGAACTGCCACTCCGAGTAAGTATCCGCAGTCAGCGAAGACGGCGGTTGAATGCCGCCGCCCGCCCAGACCAGCGAGTAGCCAACAGGAACCGCGAATGTCGGCGTGTATCCGCCTGTCGAGTTCTCCAAGGTGTCGATGACAAACTTGCCGCCGCTGGCGAAATTCGTAAGCGTCAACGTCGAGCTGCCATTCAACGTGACAACTTGAAGGTTTCCGTTCACGCTGATGTTGAGGTTCAAACTGCCATTGGCCTGTACTGAGTAGGCGGACGGACTGGTAATCGTCGCCGTTCCGATCGCGCCATCGGACGGATTTGCCACGGTGTACCCCGAGAAGTCGGGGCCGGCGAGATCGATGTCGGTCACTATGGAATCGGGATCCGTATTCGCCAGAATCAGTGTGCTCAAATCGGCGCCAGTCATCATCGGAATCTGGATTTGCACAGGCTGCCCCGTGCCGACTTGTACGAGCAGGCATTCCCCCTGGATGAAGCAGGTGCATTGACCACTCGTAGGCAGGTTGCCGCTGGCGTCAGTGATCGATGAGCAGAGGTCAACGCCGGGGATAACCGACCCGCCGAATGGAGGCACCTGCGGGAACGCCGGCGTCTTGTAATTCACGCGCGCCTTGACTGCACCGATGCCGTAGAGGTGCTGGAGATTTCCAGTCAGACAGGCCACAGGCGGACCTGATGGTTGTGCAGTCGGAGTCGCAGTCGGAGTCGCTGTAGTCGTCGCGGTAGATGATGCGCTCGCAGTCGGCGTTGCGCTGATCGTAGGCGTTGCGCTGATCGTAGGCGTCGCCGTGGCGGTGGCGGTTTTGGTCGCGGTTGATGTGGTCGTGGCGGTTGCGGTGGCGGTTGATGTGGCGGTAGCAGTCGGCGTCGGGGTTGCCGCACCGGAGCAAAAGAAGGTGCCGATCAGCCCGGTATTGTAAACATTCGCGCCAGTCGTCCAGTCAAGTCCTTCGGTCCCGGCGAGATTTTGATTCACCCATCCGATAAACTGTCCGATGCCTGGCCCCACATAATTCGCAATACTCGCAGCGGAGCCGTTTGCCGTGCCGTACTCGGTCGGCCCGCTCGTCGGGCCGGTGCCGAGGCTGATCCCGATTTCACCGACCGCTATCTCGGCGTTCTGAATTGTCGTCGCGGTCAGCCCCGTAACCTGCGTGGTGCTGTAGCCGCTGCTGCCCCAATTCGACCCGTCATAAACCGCCGAGTTCGCATTACCGAAGAAATCGGCAACGGAACTAATAGCCCGGCAAGTACCCGAGCCGGGCGACCCGATGTGCACGGTAACAATATCGGATGTACTAGCGTTCGCAATCGTCGCGAATTGAGCGGAGCACACTTTCGTCGTGGACGAACACACGTTGCTGTTGCCGTTCTGAGGATGAGGAATCCAGCTATTTCCTTGAGTGTCTGTGACGGTCAACGAAGCAGGCGTGTTGCCGCTTCCTATCGTATTGAGATTAACCACCATCAGGTCGCCTAGAGTTGGAGTCAAGAGCGACGGGAAACTCGCGGTACATGAGTTGGACGCACCGCTGACAATTTGACGCAGCGTGCCGCATGGCGTCGGCGTGGCAGTAGGCGTTGCCGTGGCAGTTGCCGTCGCTGTGGCGGTCACTGTCGGTGTAGCCGTCTGCGCAACCGCTAGATGCGGCAGTACTAGAGTTGCAAGGAGACAGATAATCGCCAGCCGAATCTTCATACTCCGCCTCCTTCGATTGCCGCCTCGCGCTCGGTCTTCGGACTCAGCATCTTGTTGATAATCGGCCCGATTTGTTTCCGCTGTTCCGGCGTCAGTTGCGGCCACTCTGTTTTCAGACGGCGGATCGCGACGTTACGGACTATCTTCATGTCGTTCTCGTTCCCGTCTTTATTCGCAACTTGCCAAGCCTGCGCGAGGCTAATAATACCCTGCCCGTGCGGCATTGCCCCTACCTGTTCGAGTGCCGCTTCGATCGGAGATATCTTCGCACCCTTAAGAGTGTGCGCAATTTGCTTCTGCGTCATGCGCGCATCGATCAGCGGCTTTATATCAGGACGCTGCTTGGTCCGACCCGCCAGATAGTCCCGCATCTCGCCTTTGAATCGACGCACCTGGTTGTCGGTCTCCATCTGTTCCGGCGACGATGCCTGGGGCGCTTGGCGTCCCTGCTGATTGAGAAGCCCGAATACGAAGTTCTGCATGGGCGTCTGACGTAGCGACGACGGTGCCGGTGTCAGGCCAAGAACGCCGACCGCGCCCTGTTTCGCCAACGCGCCGAATTGCCCCGCCTTAAGTTCGCTTCCTACATCGGTGCCTTTTTCCTCTGCTTGTTCCTTGATGTTGGTCAGGGCAAAAGGGACGCCCCCCGCCTCTGCGATATGCTTCACGATCCGCATCGCATTAGCCGGCACGCTTGAATCTCGAAAGGTGATGGGGCGGTTGAAGAAATCGGCATTGCGATAAATCTCGTACCCAGCCGCAAGCGGCCAGTTGAGTTTCCCCATCGCCGTCTCGACCAGCGCGTGCCCCGGCCCGATGCCGGTCTTTTCATGCCCCATGTACGACAGCAGGTCGCGAATAAGATATTCAGGTGGAGACACGCGAATGTAGTTGCCGTTCTTGTCTTTCTGTCCGGTCGGCCATGTGTACATCTCGACGATGGATTGAGGCATGTGTCCAGTGACGAGACGGTTGATTACCGTACCGGTGATCCCTGCTCGAATCGCTTTCCCCGCCGCAAATTGCAGTGCGAGGCGAGCCTGTGGGTCTAGTTCGCGACCCGTCATCAGTTCTCCGGCGCCGCGGACGATGCCACCGAATAGGCGCACGGTGCCGATATTCCAGCCCGGAAACCCGATAATGAGGCTCAGGGCGTCCTTCATCTTGTTGCCGAAATGAAGATTGTCGCGGGCAATCTGCCCCATCGTATCGTCGAGGTGACGCCGCACGTTGCTCGCAATCTCGCGCCGCTGAACGAACGGGATGTCTTCGCCACCATTCGCGGCGTAGGCGCGCTTTAGTTCCGTGTCATAGAGGCTTAGGAAACTGCCGAGCTTTGCCGGCGTGACGACCTTCTTCATCGTGAAGCCGAGCACCGAATCCGCGATGCCGTGCGCGACCCGACCTGCCCGCCCGAGTTTGGTGCCGAACTTATCTTGAAAGGCTCGCGTCAGCGCCTCGGTCATAATCGAATCGCCGTAATCAAATGACCCGCCCCCGAGCAGAACCGACTTCACTGCGGGGTCTTCAAACATTCCCGCGTGAGCTGCGCCCTGAACTTCACGTCCCTTCGCGATCGTCTTGTAGAGTTCTACCGGCGTCATCCAAGTGCGCGGCACGCGCGACAACGCCGATAGTCCGCCCTTCAGGTCGCCATGCGCGATCCTCCCCAATCCCTCGCCGATAACGCCGCCGGCTTCGATGTCCGCGGCCGAGTTCGCTTCGAGCATAATGTGGAATGCCGATAGTCCGACGCGGATCTGATTGCCGATGGCGCTTGCCGACGACAGCGGACCGAAGATGCCGTCTCGCGATCCGAGCCCCGGACCAAGATGGTTGTTGAGAACACGCGCCGCTGCTTCCGGTGCCATGTAGTGCCCGCGCTCGATGTAGCCGTGCTCTGTCGGAGAATACGTCCGCACCTTGGCGATCTTGTCGTCGATGGGCGCCCATCCTTTCGGGTTCTCGCCGAACTTGAAGAATCGCGCGAGACCGGCATCCTTCATGTTGTTGAAGAGTTCCTGCCCGGTGACGTAGCGCCATTCGTTCTGAAGTCCCGCGAGCATCATATCGACGGGGTTCTTAAATTTGGGCGTGAGTCCGCCCTCCGTAATCGCTTCCATCATGTCGCGATAGGTGCGCGATTGAAGAAACCCCTTCGGTCCAGTCAATGCACGCCCTGTTGCGTTCTTGAGTGAGCCAAATACTTCCTTCACTCTGTCCGGTGGCTCCGCGTACATATGCGGTAGATAGTCGTCCCGATAGCCCGCATCGCCGCCTTTGATTTTCTGGATGCGCTCGTGGACGGTATCGAACGCCTCGCGCGCCATCTTTTGAAACGGCTGGAGTTCTTTCGGGAGCGCATCGAGGTTGCCGTGTTCTAGCTTGGAGTAAATCTGAAACGCCTGTTTCCAGTCGTCGCCCGCGCCAATTACGTTCTGATAGAACGAATGCAGCGGCGCCCATAGATGCCGCGCGGACCCGACGCGGGCGCGAAGTTCTGCCGCTTTCTCCTCGACCATCGTCGATTCGCGCTTCGAGAACGTATCAACCATTTCAGGCGCCATCGCCGCTTTGAGCGTTGTCGATACCTTGCCGCTCGACAGCTTCTCCATCACCCAAGCGCCAAGACCCTGGAGGTGCTTCGCCGCTTGTACCGGCACGATGCCGCCTGATAGTTCAGTGCCTTTGCCGCCGAACAGTGAAGGTTCTTCTGGGGCAGGCTCGCTAAATTGTTCTCCAGACAATCCCGCCTGCCGCGCATCCCGCATCACCGCTTGGGAGATCGCAGCTCGTGCTTCGCCGAGAATCTTTCCTTTTAGCTTCGAGTCGCCGGCAAGCCGATACGCCATTTCCTTGATCGCGGCGTTCGTGTCGGTGTCCGCGTTGTACGCAAACTTTGGCAGCAGTTCCGCGACCGTCTTCGCTTCGCGCGCCTTCGCCTCGAGTTCGGGTTTGTCGATTTTGGTCTGTCCCGCGCTTTCGAGGAGTTCCTGCTCTTTGGCGGTTCCCGACATCCGACGGGCATCGCGCTCGAGTTCCGTCTGCACCTGGTCGAGAATGAGCGCCTGCTGCGGGAGCGTCGTCTTTTTGAAGAAATCTTTTCCGAATAGAGAACCGCCTTCTTCGGGCACGGTCTCGACGCCCTTCGATAGTCGAATCAGATTGGTGAGTTGCTGCGGCCGCATCTCACCTTTGACTTCCTTGCCGGAGATGAGCTTGTAGAGATCGTCTTGCGCGATTTGGTCGTCAGGTAGTTCACGGCCGAGCGTCACGGCCAGAGAATCGCGAAGGTTGCCGGTACGGAATTGCTGCCAGAGAAACGGCGACAGATTCTTCATCGCGAGCGCGTCGGACGTTTTCGCTTCGGTCAGACTGATGCCCATCTTCGCGAGGTCAGCCGCGCCCATGTCAGACTCGCGCATGAACTTCGCCATGTCGTAGGCGGTGCCGCGCTGATTCGCCATGTTCTTGAGAGCGCCGAATGCCCGCGCCGCCGCATCAGTGACGTTATGTTCGATCGCACCCGGGATGGAATTGCCAGAGTCGAGCCACTGATAACGGATCACGTCGTTGTCGTCCGCGAGCCTGAGCGCCGCGTCGAGACGGTGATGCCCGTCGATTATGAAATTACCGTCGGGCGCATGGTACGCCGTGAGTACGTCAGAGAGTCCAGTTTTATATTCGTTGATGTCGCCGAGGTCTTTGCCGACGCCCTTGTCGTTCACGTTCTGCTTAAACTGAAAACGGTCGGGGTCGACTTTCAACAGGTCGGAATTCTTCCGTAGGTCGCCGACTTTGATTTCCTCGATGGAGCCGTGAGGATGGGCGCTGAGTGCCGTTAGTTGGTCGGCGACGGCTGGCGGTACGTCAGCCGCAGGAGAAGGGGCGACTTCCGTAGCGACGGGCGCCTTGACTTCTTTGGGTGTCTCCGCCTCGCTAGGCTTCCTCCCTTCTTCCGCTGCTGGTTTTGCTTCTTCTTTCGGTGCTTCCGGCCGGGAGGGTTCTGCCGCAGCTTCTTGCGCCTCGACGCTAGCTTCCGGCCCGACCTGCGGCGTCATCCCTTGCGCGCGAAGGTACGGTTCGGCCAGATGAGCGTGTTCAAGCAACGAGCCGCCATAACCGAGTCCACCGCCGACCACCCCGCCAGTGATGATGTCCGCCGCCTGCTTCGCGGCATCGACCTGTTCACCCTTCGGTGCTTCTTCTTTCGCGGCTTGCTCCGCACCGAACGCCGCTCCGATAGTTGCCGCCGCACCCGTTTTGCCAGTTACGCTGGATACTGGTCCGAACGCTTTGCCCGCCAGCTCGTACTCGGCGAGAGTCTTGGGTGCTCCGCGAAGTCCGCCGACGATCGCGCGCTGAGTCGGACTCGCTTCAATCTCTTTCGCGCGCTCCGACGATTCCTTCTCCGCTTCGGCGACTTTCTCTTTGGTGTTCTCTGGCGTGAGTAGTCCGAACCGCGCTTCCATGCCGAGACTGGTCGGTGCGGCGAGTTCGGACTGTGCGTCGGGCGTCAGCCCGCTCTTGTACGCTTCGGCGGCTTCCGGCTCGCCTGGTATTAGTCCGAGTGCCGACCTGATGGGATGATGTGCGATGTCGCTTAGTTCCTGCCCGACGTAGCCCGCGGTGCGGCGCAACGCACCCTGCTTGGGCTGCAAGGTGTCGGGGTCAAGCTCCATGCCGCCCCCGGCGGGTGCGGTTTGCCCTACGGGCGCGAGAGTTGTAGGGTCAAGTTCGGGCATACACTATGAATCTCGTCCTAGCATTCCTGTTCGCCGCTAATACGCTCGTCATTCCCCAGATGGGAATCCCCAAATCTTACCGTTTGGCAGATCATAAACCGCCATCCCCGCCAGCTTTGATTTATCTGGATTATATTTCCCCATGCCTAGCGGTGTGTTTCGACTCGGCGGGGGTACAGCCTCCCCAGCTTTGCGAGCGGCTGGACCCGGTGTCGCTGAAGCCGATGCAGTGCGCGGCGGTGGAGCAGCAGGAGTTGCCGTTGCAGATGGCGCCGCCGCAGGAGTAGAGCCGTCTGTCGGCGCGCCTGTTCCGCCAGAGTTCAAGAGTCGATTCAGCTCCACACCCGATTTCGTACCCGCATCCACGCCCGTCTGCACAACCGAGCCGTCTGCATTGACAATGATCAATTTCCCCGTCGCAGCATCGACATCAATCTTCCCGCCCTTCTCTGCCGCGAGTCCTTGGTCGCGGTCATAATTTGTCGTCGCAGGATTGAAACCGAATATGTGTAGCTTTCCGTCAGGGCCAAGTTTCGCGATAGTGCGCGCTGCCGTTGTGCCGGACGCCGTTCCCTCCGTCTGTTTGGTTTCTCGCGCTTCTTCGCCCCGCGCTTCCGTGACCGCAATCTGCGGCGCGGCCTTCAACTGATACGCCGCCCCCGTCCAAGCATCTTTCTCTTTCTGTGCTTGAGGGACGGGGCGCGTATCTGCTTTTAGAATGGCATCGTGAACTTTCTGAAGATCGGTTTCCTTACCCGCCGAATACGCATCGAGAGTCTTGCTGGTTAGGTCGTGAAGAGTTGCCGGATCGAGATCCTTGAATGCCTTGATCGCTTCTGGCGAAAATTTCCCCGTCGCTTGGAGCGCCGCGATACTGGCCGGTGCGGCCTTCTTCATCAAATCCATATCGAAGTAGGCTTTCGGATCAGCAATCGCGAGCGCCTGTTCATCTGGTGGCAGTCCCGCGATTCGTTTTTGCAATATCTGTTGATTGCCCAGCGTGATGTCGTTCAGTTGCTTCTGCTGGTTGAGTTGCTGAGTCTTGAGCGCGAGATCCTGCTGATTGCGCTGCGCCTCTGCCAGCAACGCGCGGGTCTGTGCGCCCTGCTGTAGCCCAGTCGCCGCACCTTCGAGCGCCTTGCCGAGTCCGCCGCCCCATTTCGTTCCCGGCTGTCCGAGACCGCCGAGCACACCGAGAGCGATCGGCGCCAGCGTCGTTATCAGGGGGCTATTGAGCACGCTGTCGAGCGCGCCGCTGATTCCATCGGCCATCAGGCTGCTCCAATCTGCCTCAAGAAGTTCTGATAGACCTGTAGAGCGTTAAGTTGCGGAGTCGCCGCAGCCGGTTTCGCCATTGCTGCCGGTGTCGCTACGCCGGGACTTCCCACGTTGCCAGCAACCGGCGTGCGTGGCGGAGCCACAGGAGGTGACATCGCTTGAGCAGGCGTCGCGGGCCGTGGTATCGCGTTGTTCGATGTTTGACCCTGCGGCTGTGCGGCTTTGCCAAGCATCCCGATTCCCTGACCGGCCAGTGGCGCGAGAGATGCAACCGCACCCATAATGCCACCACCGGCAGGATCGGTTCCCGAACTGATACCATAAGGATTCGCTGTCGGATTGAAGCTCGTATTCCAAGGGTTATTGGCGTTCGAGGCGTTTGGTGCCGTACTGCCAGTCGCGCCGCCACCAGCAGCGCCGCCTACAAGCCCCGTAGCTCCGCTCGTCATTGCCGCAATGCCCGCCGGATTGCCCGGAGCAAACAACTCACTCGCCGCACCGCCCACAGTTTCGATTCCCGGCACCACATATTTCTGAATCGCGTCACTCATAAGTCACATCCTCACAGCTTCGATGCGGCTGGATTCGGCCCGAGCACCGATCCTTGCCCCGACTGCAACGCCTGCACAATCGACGCTATATCGCTCAGTCTTGAAATCGGCCAATTCGCTTGTGCGAGCGCGTTCTGCGTATTCGTGTCGAGTACGTTCTGCTGCTGCTGTTGCTGGATCGTGCCGGCGCCCAAGAGCGCGTTGGCTGGAGCGTACAGCCCCGATTGCACCGCGCCTTCGAGACCCGCCGCCGTCAGTTGATTCTGCACGCCCTGTTCGTAGGCGCCGCCATAAATATTCGTTCCGAGGTTGGCGAGATTCTGGCCGAGTCCGTACTGATTCAGCGCCGTCTCTTCTCCAAACGCAGTCGATCCCGACAACGCGCCCGGGCCTCCGCCGGCCGCAGTCTGCTCCGCCGCCATCGTCGAAGGCGCGGTTGCGGTTTCGTATTGCTGCACCATCGGTGCCGCTGCCTCCGCGTAAGTCGCGGCCAAGTACGGGTTAGTCGCCGGATTGAGGTAGTCCCCTTGCAGTTGATTGGTCAGCATGTTTGCGCCGGCGCTGCCGACCTGCCCAGCCTGTCCGCTGACATTTTCGATGTTCGAAATCGCCGCGAGCTGGTCCGGCGTGAGTCCGGCAACCGACGAGAGCGCCCCTGGAGGCATCTGCGCGATATTCGTAGGTCCGCCGGTCAGCGTGCCGATTCCCTGCTCGGAAAGCCACCTGTCCAACTGACTCGCCCATGCCGGCGCGCTGGTGGTAGTCGTGGTTTGGCTTGGTCCGCCCGACATGGTTAATCAACCTCACATCGATAAATCAGTTGCGACAGTTTCCAGCCGGGCGTGTTGCGCCGGAGCCATCCCTGCCGTCCCGACGTATGTTGAATCACCATGCAATGCCGCTGCCGCTTGAGTTCTTTCAAAAATGGCTCGCATTGCTCCAGCAGCCGCGGCTTGCCCGACCACGCAATCCAGAGATGAAGCACCAACGGCACCTGCAAAAATTCGTCAGGCGGACAGGATGTAACGAAGAATCCAAGGACTTCCGCACCTTCCATCACTAAGTACAACTCGACGGTGTTCTGACCGATAAGTCCCTTGAGCACAGCGAACCGAATCTGCTGCGGCGTCCAAGTCACCTGCGATTGCGTCAGGCCCGCCTTGCGCTGCGCCACGTCGGTCTTGTGCTTTATGATCAGCAGCTTCTCTTCGAGAAACGGCCAGTACCGCGCGAGCATCGCACCGTCGCATCGCACGATCTGGGGGACGCTTGCCGGAGTCGTTGTCGGAGTGCCGCCGTTATTCATGGACTGATCTCCCTTCGGATGCAGGCATCGACTGGCACCCCCGTCGTCCCGGTTTCGAGCGATGCTCCCCAGCCATCCGAGAGCAGATTCAAACTACCCGGCTTCGCGAGTCCTTGCCCGTCGCAATACATGGGATTCAACGTGGATAGCTCATGCGAATTGGCGGTAGGGACGGTGGCTGGCAGTCCAGTCAACGGACTATAGGGATAGATGAGAACATTCTCCGAGGGGCTGGAACGCAACGCGATGCAATACGTCGTCTTCCCCCAAGCCGGCACAACCGATACCGGCACCGAGGTGCTGCCAACAGTAGTCGAGCAGCATCGGGTCGGATTATCAACGGTAGGCGTCGAGAATGAACATGGAATGCTGGTAGGCGTGGCAGTTGCTGTTGCCGTCGCGGTCGCTGTAGCAGTGGCAGTTTGCGCAGCCGACACTCCGGCGAAGACCAATAGCAAAGCCGCCGTCAGCACGGCGCATCCGATAAGTCGCTTCATAGTAGTTTTCATTCTGGATACCACATCTGAGTATTTTGCGAGTACACGATTCTCACCGCCTGTCCCGGAGTAAACGGCCCGCGCGCCAATGCAATGTTTCCACCAGCCGCGAAACTCGGCGCTCCCTGCATCAGCAGCCAGACCGGGCCGCTGAATCCTTTTGGTGTGTTGATAGTCTTGATGGCGGCGTTGCCGCTCACATGATGAATCGCGTTGGTTGGAGAGATCGTCGCCGCCGACGCAAGCACGGCGCCTTCCCCCTGCACCTGAGTATTGAGTTGCGTGCGGACCTGACTCAGCCAATTCGCCAGATTCACCGTCGTCCGCTTCGCCCACGTCGCGTGTTCGTTCAATTTACTGACGACCTCGTGATAGGCCGGTGAGCGCGCAGGCGACAAGGCGCCTGGAGAATCGGGAAGCTGAAACTGTTGGATAGGCGAGTTCATTGGCGCCCCGCGAAGGCCATTTCTACGTCCATATCGGTAATCGTCATTCTCGGCAGCAAAGTAATCTGCAACCTCTGGAGCCGATTTGCCGTCACCAAGTCGAAAAACCCCGACACCGAAAACACCGATTTCGGCCCTTGTTGAAGTCCTGCCGCTTGACCGAGCACATACTGGCTCCAGACCTGCAACGTCGAAAGGCCGCTCATCGGCATGGTTGACGGCATATTGAGAAAGCCCGGGCAGACGCGCGTGATCTTATAGAGGTTTACCTTGTCCCCTAGATCGCCGCTCGTGATGTAACTGATCGGGCGCCCCGGTATCGGCGCTTCTCCCGTCGGCTCAAGCAGGAGTTGAAGGATATGATTTGAGTCAACGTAGGCAAGCCCCATCTGTCCGACCAAGGGAGATGGGCCGTCCAGCGGCTCGTATCCCTCAAGCGGCAAGTCGGCCTTTACCGACGATGGCGCCCACAACCCGGTGACAGTCGAAAGCGAGATGGCCGAATCCAGCGAGCCGCGCGGATTGGCGTTGATGCTCGGGTAGAACCAGACGAGCTGGTTCCGGCTTGGATTGGCCGCCCCCCGAATGTTTGCAGCATAGAGGCGGTCGAGATTCGTGTGGAAAAACCAGGTGCGCAGATTATTCGGAATCGGCTGCACCGACCATCCATCGAAAGTATAGAAGTCATCGGGGCCGACGAAGTAGTGAACGTCGCGGTAGGGAATGACGCTGTGCGCGCTGGGCGTCCCGACGACTTCCGAGTAGTTGTTGATCTGCCAGAAATTCGGCGGCCCGGTGAACAGCCCGTAATGGACGGCGGTTTGCTTATACATCGCGATGCCGCCGCGAAGCCCCTTTGCCGCCGTGATGCTGCCCGGAGTCGCGGTAATCACATCGCCGACTACTTCGTTCTCGATGCCCGGTGTCCACAGCGTATCGTTGGCGGAAAAGAGCCATGCGTTGCCGGTAATGAGAAACACGCCGTAGTCGGTCGCCGCGACAATCGAAGACACCGGCGGATTGCCCGCCAAAGGTGCGAATGCGATGGAACTGCCCTGCGTAAAC